CTGCGGCTGCACGAGCATCAAGTTTAAGTGTTACTAGTTTTTCTTCAGTCACAGGTCTCCCTCCACACGATTTTCAGAACGTTCAATACTAAAAGCACCCTCAGGATAGCGAGCACTCAGTTTCTCAAAGTTCATTTGGATTACTTCTTCAATAGAAATATCAAGTCCAATACAGGCTTGAGAAACATACCACATAATATCTCCAAGTTCACGTTTCAAGTGAAACAGGTTCTCTTCAGTTACTGGTTTACCTTGGAAGATAATCTTTTTCACAACTTCAGTAAACTCACCTGCCTCTGCAGACATTCCTACAGCAGCAGTAAGCAGTCGCTCGGTAGGAAATCCGTTCTCACGAAGTTCAAGGAGACGATCGATGAACGGGGTGTGTTCTTTACTAGGTTGAGAGGTAGTCGTATTAACGAACTCGACATACTTATTAAGATCAATAGTCATACAATAAAAGGTTCTAGTTCAGATTGGGGTAAAATTTGTTGTGCTGGAAGTTGTAAGTCATCTTCCAGCCTTACATGAGGAACATTAATTGTCTCTGGATTGAGATGTTTAACCTGACGATAGGTTCGAGTTGAGTCAAACTCAACCATCATAATAGCATCTTGGATACTGGCACAATCGACAATCTTTTTACCATTCTTATCAAATACCGAATAGTAATTCAAAACTTAAATCCCTCAAATGATTTCTTTGGTTTTCTTTCTTCAAAATCATACTCCTCTTCTTGTTTGTTGTCAAGGATATCATTCTGAGCAGACTGTTCACAATCATAGAGACGCATCTTTGCACGATCAATACCAACTACAAATCTCTTATGAATTGTTGGATCATTATAACGATTCTTGAGTTGTTTCACAAGAATCTGTCCAAGTTCTTCAAGTTCTTCGGTGGAAATCAGAGCAAACATCAAGTCAGCAGTCGCAGGTAGACCGAATGATTCTGAAGTATCAGTTAGTTCCACATCAGAAGAACCATAACCAGAACGAGTTGTCTGAGTAGCACTTACGATAGGAACATTAAATTCCACAGCAAGACCACGAAGTTCTTCTGCGATTGCCTTGATGTAAGAATAAGAGTTCACAGAAAGATTACCTTTGTACCTTGAAGAAGCACAGATGTTCAGATAGTCAATAAAGATAATATCTGGACGGAAAGACTTCTTCAGAGCAAGTTCATTCAAAAGAGACTTGAAGTGTCCTGAGTGTGCAGAAGCAGTAGGATACTCTTTAATGATCAGAGTTCCTTGAGTCTTCTTAGCAAGATTAGTTACCTTACTCTCGAACATCTGTTTGGGTAGGTCTCCAATGTCCTGAATGGGGACGTTCAAGAGGTTCGCATCAATTCGTTCAGCAATTCGTTCCTCCGCCATTTCAAGAGTGATGTAGAGAACGTTCCTGCCTTGCAGTAAGACGGAAGAAGCCACATGGCACATAAAGAGACTCTTTCCGACACCCGTACCAGCCAGAGCGATATTGAGAGTCTTGTTAGGTAGACCACCTTTTGTGATCTTGTTAAAGTATTCAAGGTCGAATTCAATTTTTTCCTCCTTCTTGTGATAGGACTCATAACGTTGTTCATAATCTAACAGATAATCGTGACCGATATGAGTATCGAAGGATACAGCAAGAGCATCAGAGAGAATGCTTGGAATACTGTCACGACTCTTCTTCTCATTTTTACCATCAGCAATGTGAATGGACTCAATGAGTGCAATATAAATTGCCCTATCACGACACCACTTTTCAGTAGTATCAATCAACCACTCAAGTTCAATAGGAACATCATCAAGATTTTGAATCAGATGAACGATTTCCTTAAAAGAAGTATCGTTAATATCCTTACGGTTCTCTACTTCAATACAAAGAACTTCTTTTGTCGCTGGTTGATTGTATTCTTGAATGAAAGAAAGAATCTCCTCAAAGACAATTCTTTGATTAGTATCTTCAAAATATTCAGACTTAATAAATGGTATTACTTTACGAACATAATCTTCATTATGTAAAAGGTTCCTAAGAATTAGAAACTCAATTTGATCAAAGTTACTAATCATAATTTAAACCTATATTGAAAGATATGCTAATTCTAGTACAATCTTCATTAAATGGATCCACTCCATGAAGTAAATGAGATGGAAATACTAACAAAATTGATGATGTTGGATACATGTGACTTGCTGCAGCATTATACTCATTACGTTTTAATACCGATAACGTCCTAGATTCTGCATATGCGGGACTTAAAAAATACAAACATCCCGGAGAATTATTTTCGTGAGGACAATAAAATCCACTTTTAAGTAGAGGTCTCTCAAAATTACTATAATTAAAAGTTGGTTCATTATTTACTATCGATTTTGCTGGATAATAAACTCCGGTCAAATAACTAGTTCCATGATGATGAATTCTATTTGAACTTATTTTTTCATTTAAATTAACCCATAATCGGTTGCAAAATATATTGGAATTATACCCGTAAAACTCACAATAATGCCTTGCGGAACTTTCAATTAAAGATTGAAGTTTTTTAAAACTTTCATACCTTTTCTCCATTTCAAATTTACTATGCCAACCATTAACATTAGTCCGATGAGCTCCATCAGGATCTGATTGTCTTTCAACCAAGCTGTCATGAACTAAATTACAATTTAATTCGTGGTTAGAAGGACCAAAATTATAAATTCCTAATGGAGTTGGAAACAACAATTGGGGTAAAAAATTGCAATTAGCTTTCTCCATAACTAAACTCCTTACGTGCAATTTCGTCCAGTTGTTGCATCACTTCTTCAGTGAAGTATTCTTCAGGATTGGCAAGAATCTGTTTTGCATAGATCTTCTTACCGTCCATTTCGTAACGACCTGCGACATTCTTCCACAGACCACCAATCTCACCAAGTTCAAGTAGTCCATAATATCGATCAAGACCGCGTTCATCATAAAACAAACGAATCTCCACATCTTTATTTTCCTTACTCAAACGCGACTTAGCAGTCTTAGCTTTGATAATATTGCCGACCACTTCCGTTCCATCTTTTTCTTTCTTTTTGCTGAGATAGATGATTGTAGATGCTGCATATTTGAGTCCAGAACCTCCACCCATTTCTTTCGTTGGTACATAAGCTCCGATGACATCGTATGTGTGATTTGTGACAAGAAGTGGAACATTTGCTTGACCTAGTTTGAGTGTGAGCATTCGGAAAGCACCTTTAACCAGTTGGGATTTAGTCATATCCCGAACTTGTTTATCATTAAGGGCATCAGTGATTTCTTTTTCAGTGGAAAGCATACCAAGAGAATCTAACACAAACATACAGGGTTTGCGTTCCCCTTCAGGTTTTTTTAAGTAAAGGTCTACGGCTTTGAGTGCCTTTCCACGAAACTCTTCAATAGTAACAACGTTAACAACAACCAGACGAGAAGTATCAATTCCACGGGATTCTACAAGTGATTTAGTAATAGCAGCTTCAGTATCAAAATAGAGACAATAACCATCGGGATTGGAATCAAGAAAATTCTTAACCACGGCGAGGCTGAAGAAAGTTTTTCCAGTACTAGACTCTCCAGCAATAGCAGTAATCTTGTTCCCAGATACACCACCAAATATACTACCTGAAACCAGTGCATTAAAAATGTACGAACCTGTGTCAACATATTTTTCAGTTTCATCAATATCCGAGGCAAGTTGTGTATACTCACCACCAATTTCTTTTACAATATCTTTAAGGAAGTCCATCAGCTAAAAAATGATTCAAGGTTTGCAGTTTTTTCAACACTCCATCCAATAGCATCAAGGATGGTTTTCATTGGTTCAAGGAATGATTTCTCAAATTGTAAGTCGTAGTCAATATATTTGTCAATGCCCAGTTCATATGGAAAATCCTGAATGTATGAGATTACATTCTCATGAAAAGGATTTGGTTTTTTCAAATAACAAAACTTGATTTTTTCACCATTCTGAATAAGTGAATATTTATTTGTTAGTTTTTTCTCCTTAATATAGTGGTTGAAAAGTAATGCTCCACGAACATGAATTGGAGTTCCCTTTTCATATATGTTTGAACTTGATCGATACTTCACAACATCAGAAGCTGATCGAGGGAAAGAAATTTGTTCTGGAGGGAGACTCTTAAACTCCCTTTTACTTTTCTCAATAAAGTCAATTACATCATCTTCAGTTCCATTCATCATCAGTTTGAGAGCATCCTTAATCATTTTACGACAAGGAGCTGGTGTAGATGATTTAACTGCTTCGATACCCATGATTTTGAGTTTAGGTTGATCATATCGAACACCTTCACTATCCCAAACATTGAGAATATATCGTTTCTTAGCGGTCCAGATTCCACGATCAGCAATGTTCTCTCGCTTCATCTGCATCTTTTGGTCATATGCATTCACATAGTCCGCCAGTTCTTGGTAAGAACTTTCAATATATTTTTCAAATTCCACCTCACAGATCTTATTAAGGAAAGAAACAATGCCTTCAGTAGTTTTCTCTCTTCCTTGGAATACACGTTCAACCAAAGGACCCATATTAAGATAGATAGAATCAGTATCTGAAGCAATAACATAATCTTCACCCTCTGTTTTTAGAATCTTATTGAGGTAAGTATTCATCTTTCCCTCAATCCACCGAATAGAAACTTGTCCAGACAGTGTAATAGCTTCTGCATTAGATAGTTTATAGTACCTAAAGTATTGATTTCCAATAGCACCATAAGCAGAGTTTAGCTGAATCTTACGAGCCATCTGAAAGTTATTAAACTTGGAGATATCTTTTTGTGTTTGGTCTCTAAGTTTAAGAAGTTGAGAATCTGTTAACTTACTGTAGTCAGTATCAGATACATTAATCTCATTCTCCTTTTCTTCTTTGTTTCCTCCAATCAGATATCCCATTATTTCAGTCCCCTCTTTTTCATTTCTGCTTCAATATCCACAAGATTTTGCTTTGACTTAAGCATTTTCTTCTTAAAAGTTTTTCGGTCAAGATACATCTTTTCCATTAACTCAGGAAGAATTCCACGGGAATCTTTTCGATACATTGCACCATTAGCACAGACCGCATAATCTTTATACATCTCAAAGTTTACTTCTTCCTTCAGAATTCTATCAACAGAAACTGTTGGATGTCTTTCTTCCAAGAGAGTTTCTGGAGAAATATTGTATTGCATAATCAAGTGAGGATATAGTGAGTTCAAGTCAAAACTTACAACCCAATCATACACACCTGGAGTAGGTTCTTTTACATAAGCACCTGCATACTTCTCATCCTTATGAGACCTATTCTTTGGAGGAATAACGATGTTCCTCTTCTTCAGATAGTTGTAGATAATATTGTCCCACATACGTACCTGGAAAAATACGTCTTCATAGTTTACCTTGGCGTCATATGCCATGGTAATAGCCAACTCAATCAACTTCATCTTTTCTTCAAGACGATCCACCAGTTCTACGTCAATGATGTTATACTCAACAAACTTTTGCCAATTTTGAGTATAAAAATCTTTGAAAGTATCAAACTCAGAGTGGTCAAGTTTTTTCTGACCAAGTTCAACTGAAGCAATATGATCAAGACGATATGATTCTTGATTGGTATAAGTAAACTTCTTATACAGTTCAAGATAATCTAACTGAGTGATACCACCAATATCATAGTCAATATGCTTTCTACCAGCAACATAAAATTCACCCTCAGTCACAAGACCCCAAGGCGAAAAAGATTTTGTAACTTTCTCACCAAGAACACGATTTAGGCGACGACAAATATAAGGAACGTCATACAATCTAATATTCCACCCAGTCATGACTTCTGGAGTATTAGATGACCAATAATTCAGAAAGTTTTGAAGAAGTCGATACTCAGAACCACACTCAATATACCTTACATTTTCCTGACTATTCTTGAATGGATGAACTCCCCAAGTAATAATCTCTTTTGTTGAGTAATCTTGAATGGTGATTGTCAGGATTTCTTCAGCAGCAGATTCTACATCAGGGAATCCATTTTCAGAAGCTACCTCAATATCAAGAGTTACTAGTTTGATTTTAGTGATATCAAACTTAATTTCTTCCTCAGGATATTTTTCGGAGATGTACTGAAAAACATACCGATCATTTCCGTAGATCTTAAATCCATCTACATTCTCATACTTCTTATAAAACTCTCGACAATCTCGAACAGAACCAGGAATAATAGGTTCTACATTCTCTCCGTCAAGAGTCTTATATTTTGATTGCTTTTTTGAAGGAACA